CGCGACCTCTCCTCTACCCCCCCTCTGATATGGCTACTCGCAATCGTTCATCGGGTTTTACCTACCAGAATCGTCAGACTTATTTGGTTTATAGCAAACCTTATTTTCCTGATGATCTTTCGTCTACAGTTAATCTGCAGACTGGTGGTAGTTGGAGTTCTTCCATCACCGATGACATCTCAGCAAGTAACCATTATCGGAACCACACGTGCACTCATATAAAGAACCAAACTTATTTGGTTCCTTTGAATGCATCTTATCCCTGTAATTCTGGCCATACTGTATCGCTTGGATCAGGTTCCTTTTCGGCTGGGCCTTTCACGACCCCGCTGATTGGATCCCTTTTCTCTGCTATACCTTCGCAGACCAGCTTTAATAGCTGGGCTGTAGACCAGTTTTCCTATCAAGTCCCTTCTAACCTCTCTATTGCCAACTTCCTTTTGGAATTGGATGACTTGCCAAAACTTTGGCAAACCCTCCAAAAGCTTAAGGATTTTGGTTTTAAGAGTATTAGGGACTATAATAGGTTTTACAAACGCTCGTTAAAGTCCGGTTCGATTTCTCGGATCGGCTACGAAGCTACAGGGGTCGCCGCAGACACTTGGCTATCGTACGCTTTCGGGCTTAAGCCCTTGGTGGACGATATCACTAAGTCTCTGAATGTGGTGGACAAAACCTTCAAACGACTGAAGTTTCTTCAGCGTAACTACGGTAAGCCTGTGACTGTTCGCCGCCGTCGCTCTTTCAGTGTGGATCCTTTTCCTCCCTTCACGGGTGGAGGGACCTACCCTGGAATACGCTACGGTGGTATCAGCTGCAAGGTTACTGATGTTGTTGGGTGCACAATGTACCAAACTTTGAAGGATCTCAATGACCCAATAAGGCTGTACATCGCATTCACTCATTCCCTTGGTTTTAATAAACCAGGGGAAATCGTGTGGAACGCCATCCCTTTCTCCTTTTTGGTTGATTGGGTTTCTGACGTTTCCAACGCGACTAGGGCCTTATCTGCTAAAACGGTCTTTTCCGGTGAGTATGCCGTGACTAACGGCTGGTCATCTCGGAAGACCGTAGAGCACATTGGCATTGAGCATAGATGGGGAAAGGGTCCTAATCAGACCACTGACTTCATTCCTTCCGCGTATGTGGTTCGATCCACATACAAAAGGAATCCATCTATAACTACTAACCAGGGGGTTTCGATGTCCACTGACCTTTCTAAGGGTCAGTTCCTTAGTCTCGCTAGTTTGATCCGCCAGGGTCTCTAGCGAACCGTTCACTATGCAGGTCTCTAGATGGCTTTCGCCTCGACGCTTACGATCAATAACGCGGCTGCTGCTGCGAAGTCTTTTGTCCTCAATCTTCTCGCAGGAAATTCCTCCGAGAGGATCGAATCGACATCCACCTTGACCAATCCGGTCAAGATGATGATTCGCCACAGCTACACCCCCAAAAAGGGTGTCAATGACGCGTATGATCGTCACGCTGTCACTTTCACTAAGGCAGTCACTGATGCTGACGACATGGTTCACACCGCGTCTGTCACCATCACTATGACTGTCCCCCGTGTCAGTGACATCACGCGTACTGATCTTAATGATCTCCTTGCTTTTGCTCGGAACTTCACTGGGGTCACTACGAACGTCGACTCTCTTCTCATCAACGAGTCCTGATTGGTCTCGTTTTGAGGGGAGTGATTTAGAGGGATGCTTATCCTTTTATAGGAAGCATGAAAAGCCACGAAAGGTTTCACCTCTCGCTCCTGCAAAAAGTTCTAACGGACAACAGTTATTCTCAGAAGGGGAGCTCCGTCTCACGGGACCTCAAATATTTGAGCCGCCGTGTTTCGTATGAAGGACTTTCTTTTCTCACAAAAATATTGCCTTCTTTTGGGAAGGCTCTACTTCGTGGTTACGAAAGTTCACGCTTCACCCCTCCACCTGGGTTTAAGCCCAGGAAGAAGGGGAGTCTTCTCCCGGCATTCTTGTCGGGTTGGACTAAGCGCATCTTCACTGACGAAGGATTGTTGTTGCCCAATCCTGATGTTGACTCTATACGAGAGTTACATCAGATCTGCTACCTCTTCTACAAACTTGAGACTCCATACGATAGTGAAACTATCGAGAAGGTCATCTCTTCGTTTGTTCAGACTGAGGAAGAAATCAAGTCGTTTCGACTTGATGATCTTCCTTTATCGTCTAGGGAGATTGTAGCCCAGGCACGAGCACTGCTCGCTGATGTTTTTAAGGGTTTTGATCCTAAAGACATCTTTCCTGGTCATGGGCCTGGTGCGGTGGCTACAGGTGAGAAAGGGAACCTCAAATACTCCTTTAAGAGGAAGTATCAGAGGCTTCATCAGAAGTACCCATACTATGAGTACTTCTCTCCTAGTCTGTCAGCCACCTTCATGGACCCTTGTTCTTACAGGCAGCTTGAGCCATCGGTTTTGCCGGTAGCTCGTGTCTGCCTTGTGCCCAAGGATTCCAGAGGTCCGAGACTGATCAGTATGGAGCCTTTAGAGCTCCAGTGGATACAGCAGGGCTTGCTTAAAAAGCTTGTCCCCCACATCGAGAGCCATAAGCTCACGAGGTATAGTGTTCACTTTACTGATCAGACCCTTAATTCCCGTGCAGCTCTCATAGCGTCTCTCGACGGTATGTTTGCTACCATGGACCTTAAGGATGCCTCGGATCGCGTCTCTCTTGCGCTCTTTCGTGCCATCTTTCCAGATGACATTGTGGAGCACTTCGAGGCGTGCCGCTCTGTTGCTACTCAGCTGCCTGATGGCAGACTTGTGCCCCTAAGCAAATTTGCGCCCATGGGTTCAGCTTTGTGCTTTCCCGTGATGGCGCTCACGCTTTGGAGCTTGATCACAGCAACACAGCGCCTCATGCATCAGCGTGAGACCTGCCTTGTTTACGGAGACGACATTGTCGTCCCCACTGAACAGGTAGGACTTATCAGGTGCGTTCTTACTATGTTCGCTCTGAAAGTGAACAATGAAAAGACCTTTTCCAAAGGGTCTTTCCGAGAGTCATGTGGCATGGACGCTTATTTCGGCGTCCCTATCACACCCGCTCGTTTTCGTAAGACGCTCCCTGAGAAGGGACGTCCAGCTATTGATGTCATTTTACATTGGCTTGCTCTAGAGGAGGCCTTCTTCGAAAGAGGCAT